CGGCTCGTTGGTCGGGTCGGACGTCTCAGCGCGGCCCGAGTACGGCCGCTTGCTCGTGGGGGTCTTACCTGCCAGGTCAGCCATGATTCAGGCTCCGTTCCTCGTGCTCATCGTACGCCTACAGCCGCCCGCCGTACTTGGACTGCAGGTCGGCCTTCGTCATGCGAGAGGCCTGGTCCCAGCCCTCGCCCTTGCTGATCGCGTAGTCCACCCACGCCTGCTTCGAGTCACCGGGCGCGGGTCGGCCGCGGTCATCGTCCGGCTCTTCCGCCGGCTCCGGGTCCTCCGCGGCCACGACTGGCTCCGGTTCGGCTGGCTCGTCCTGTGCGGGCGGTGGCATGTAGGCCGGGCGCTTGAAGGCAGCCGGCTGCCGGGACTCCGGCTCGGGAGCGGGCGCGGCTACCTCGCGTGCCACGCCAGACCCGATCAGGTTAATGCCCTCCCAGTCCTCCACCCGGAACGGCGTGGACGACGGCGGGTACCGGGCATCATTCGCCCGCGTCCCGGACATGTGCACGACCAGCTCGATCCACATCATGGCTTGCCCACCACCAGTGCGCTTACCGTCATCGACCCCGCTCCCGCCCCTCCCGTGACGAGTAGCTGTGCCTTAACGTACCGTGAAGGTCCTCCGCCGCCGAGGAGGAGCGTATCGCTCCAGTCCGACCCTCCGCCGTTGTACTGGGTAGCCGAGTAAAAATTCTCCCCGTCGAGAGATCCTAGAAAGTCCAGCTGGAAGTCAGTGGGGTTCTGATTACTTCCCCCCGAGATCTCGATCGTCCACTGGATGGCAAAAGAATCCATGACCTGGCCGAAGTCGATCACTGAGCCGCCCTGGCTAGCTGGCGGACTGGATGTAGCTGAATTGAGGGACGGGAACGGACCGCTCCAGCCGGGCGCTGACGGTCCCGGCGGTCCGGCTGGCCCCTCTGGCCCCGTCGTCCCGATAGGGCCTTGCGCGCCTACCGGTCCCTGCGGCCCCGTGACGCTGAACTTAGCCGTAGCCTGACCGCCGCCCGGAGTCCCGCCAGCATCGACGTCCAGCACGACCATGTTGGTGCCATGACCGGGAACTGGCGTGTTATAGGCAAAGGTGATCGTGCCGTCTGCACTAGGGATAGCCACGCACGTGCCTCCTTTCGAAGGGCGGGCCTGGCGCCCGCGCGGGAACGCGGGCGCCAGAGCGGGCAGTACTGATTACGGGGTAGCGTTGCCCTTGTAGCAGCGGATGGCGCCGGTGCGGTCGACCATGGTGCCGTCGCCACGCAGGATCGCGCGGAACGTCACGAGGTCGGTCGAGAAGGCGAAGTCGTCGGACCGCTCGAAGCGGACCCCGCCGACCAGCCGGACGAAGTACTGCGAGAAGTCACCGAACGCGATGCTCAGCGTGTTGGCGCCCAGGGCAGGCATGAACGGGTCGGCCACCAGGGGCTTGCCGAGCAGCAGGTCAGGCGAGCCGAGCACCGCCGACGGCTCCCAGATGGGACGGCCAACGATGTCGGTGATCTTCCGGAAACCGCCGATGGTCTTGTCCGCGGCGAGCCAGTAGCAGGACCGGCTCTGGCGGTACGGCGCGATGACGCTGTACTCAAGGTCGACCAGGTTGGCGTAACTGGGCGCGCCGTTGACGCCGGTGGTGCCGCCGGTGACGCCGACCGAGTTGTTGACGATGCCGTACGGCTGGCTGTTGCCGGTGCCGTTGACGAGGTCGGTGCCGAACGCGTTGCCGAGCGCGCGGCCCGCCTGCATGGCCAGGTAGCCGAGCAGGTCAACCGCGGTGTCGTCAATGAGCTCACGTGCTACCTGAAGTAGCACTCCGTACTTGTACGCGGACAGCGTCTGCATCGAGAACGCGGGGTCCGAGGACACGATCGTGCCGGCCTGCGCCGCCGAGGTGGCGGTGGAGTGCTGGGTCGTCTTCGGGACCTGGAGGGTCTCGCCGCCGCCGGTGTTCAGGACCGTGGGACCGCACTGCATGACGCCGCTTACCTCGATGAGGTGCGCGATGAGCATGTCATAAAAATCCGTGGGCACGATCGAGGAGGCGTTGGTGTTGCTGCCGGCTCCGGCCGTGGTCAGGACGCGGTAGTTGATCGGGCCGCGGGCCGCCGAGTCGTGCTTGAGCTCCAGGACCCGCTGGGTGCCAGGCTCGCCGAGCGCCCACTTGCGCAGCTCCAGCGCCATGCCCTGCTGGGCAGCGGGAGCCCCGCGCTCGGCCGGGCGCGAGTGCACGGAGTCGAAGGCGTCGTCCGCCTCCTTGGCACGCTTCTCCGTGTCGAGAACGGCCTTGATGCGCACGTCAAGCGTGTTCATCTCTTCCTGCATGGCCTCCCAACGGCCCTGCTCCTCGGCCGTGAAGGCGCGGTTCTCCTCAGCCGCGTCTTCCGCGATCTTCTTCGCGTCATTCCAGACGTTAAGGCGCCGGTCGCGCAGCCGCTTGGCTACTTCAGATGCCATAATTCGAACTCCTTGTCTCTTGGCATCTGCACCGGCTCCGTCCGTGTCCTGTTGCCCAGCTACGGCCTCGGCAGATTTTCCTGTCCCCGGAATTTTGACCGGGAAGCTTATTCAGTTAGACTGTGTAATACAGCAGCCATCTTGCATGAGACAGCCATGGGAAGCCTGTTACAGCTCGTCTTCGTACGGGTCCGCCATGTTCGCCTGGAGAGCGAGCATGGCCTGAGCGCCGGAGAGGACCGGCTTGCGCGGCTCGGCCTTCTTGACGTTCGGCACTCCGGCGCCGGGGAGGTCGGTGCGCCGGAAGAAATCCATCCCTCGTCCCTCGCCCAGCCGGGACCGGACTTCCTCAGCGTCGGCCTGCGCCCAGTTGGCGAGCGACTCCACGGCGCCGTTCAGCGCGCGGGCCGCCGCGGTCGAGTCCGGGTAGGCGGGGTCGAGCACCGGCGCCACGTCCACCAGCTGCACCGACAGCAGGGTCCTCATGGGGTAGTTGAACTCCGAGACGCCCCACTCGTCGCCGCCGGGGTAGACCCGGAACGCGAACGAGCTGTGCCGGATGTCGCCCCGCTGGCAATACTCGATAATGTCCTGGCGGGACTGCGGGGGAACCACGTCGTAGACGAGGCCGGTGCCGTCGATGCGCAGGTCCAGCGTGCGGGCGTGCGTGGTGCCGAGCAGCAAGTCATCTTTGTGATTGAACCTGCACACGACGTCGGGCCAGTTGTCGGTCCGCGCCTGGTTGAAGGCGATGGGGTCGACCTGCTCCACGAAGCCGCCGAGCTTGCGGGACAGCTTTCCGAAGCACGCGGCGTATCCGTAGATGTGCTTCGGGTCCTCGGGGTGCGCCTGCCGGATTTCCAGCGGGAACCTGGTGAACCGGCGCTCCGGGAAGCCGTCCGGGGACGGCTCGCCGAATGCCGAGCGCTGCGACCCCGACACCTGGACGCCGAACTTGCGCGCCGCGCTCATGATCTTCGGCATCGCCATCTTGCCGAACGGCGACTGCGGCGCCCGCGACAGCGCGTTGCGGGTGTGCGCCTCGTCGTGCACGGGGAAATGGCGCTTGGCCCGCGGGGACGTCTTGCCCGTCGGGTCCTTGACGCCCCCTGGCTCGATGTAGGCGAATGCGCTGTCGGGGAGGTTGTTGGTGTCCGCGCTCGAAAGCGTGCTCATCGGTTTTCCTTCCGGGGCTGCATCAGTGCGCCCTCCCGTTTCCGTTGCCGTTACTGCCGTTGCCGTTCGCCGCCGCCAGGATGGCCAGGTCGGCCTCCGACGGAATCCACGGGCCGATGAACTCCGGCTCGCTCTTCCCCCTGCGCGCGGCCTTCCTCGCGTCGCGCCTGGCGATCACCTCGCGGACGATTGCCGCCACGTCGTCGGTTCCCAGGTCCTCTAGCTGGCGGGTGGCGCCGATCGTGTTGCCGAGCAGGCTGGCCGGCGACGGCGCGGCCGGCTCCATGTCGGGCTGCGCCAGGTTCTCCTTCTGGAGCTTCTCCAGCCGGTCCACGGCCAGGTCCATCTCCAGCGTGATGCCGCTGAGCATGGAGTTGGGGATGCCGCGGATCGACCGGGACATCGCGATCATGACGTCCAGCGGGATCTTCTCGTCCCCGGCCGACTTCGGGTACGGCTCCCGGTCTTCCATGTCGCGGATCTCGTCGATGGTGAGCAGGCCCATCTGGCGCTGCTGCAGGTAGATCTCGGTGCGCGTCTTCAGGTCGGTCTTCAGCAGCGCGTCCGCGTTGAACCGGCAGAACCGGTTGGAGGGCAGCAGCCGGAAGAAAGCGGTTTCGATGCGCACCATCCAGGGGCGCAGCGCCTCGATCACCTGCAGGGTCGACTGCTCGACGGTGTTGCCGGTGAAGTAGCAGGTGCCGTTCCGCCGGGCGAACCAGCTCTTGTTCGGCGTCTGCACGCACCACACGAGGTCCGTGACGCCGTCCGCAGCCTGGTCCGCGTGGCCCTTCGGCTTCACCAGGGGCTTGACCTTCACGCACAGTACCCACATGCCGGTTGACGGCTGCTGCCTGACGACGCCCGCGCGGCCCGTCAGTGCACAGGCGACCTGGAACGCGTCGAGGCGCGCGCGGTCCCGCTGCGCGATGATGTCACCCTGGTCGCCACCGCGGCGCGTGCCGTCCGCGTCAATGGACACCTGGTAGAACAGCTCCAGTTGCGCGCGGGTGAGCTGGCTGAGGAACTCCGTGCTCACGACCTTGCCAGGCGCGTGCTCCAGCAGCTGACGTCCTGCCTTCGCGTTCAGCCGGAAGTACACGTGCCCGCGCTCGTCGCGGTCCTCGCGCCACGAGGGCACTGCGCGCACCTGAAGCTCGCCTGACGGCCCGAATACCTCCGTGAGCGCGGCCCTGATGCGGGTCACGTTCTGCGGGTTGACCGCGTCCGACTGCGTGAGGGTCACGCTGCCGTACTTGTTGTGCCAGCCCTCCGTCCAGAACCAGGCAATCAGCTCCGTGAGGGCGTCCGACCACTTAGCCTCTGACGGCGCCACTACCGGGGCCGCGGCGGCGACCCGGTGGTGCGTGCCCATCGACCTCGTGTCCGTCCAGGTCCAGTCCTGCTTCTGGTACGGGAGGACCGGCCAGCGGTGATTCGGGGTCGTCAC